TTATTATATAGGCAACTCCCCAATTTCTCTTCCAAACTCGCCCTTTATATTCTTTATAAATTCTATAGGTATTATAAAATGGGATAAACGCGAGTCCTGCTTTAACACCAAATATATCGAACATAATTTTTGAAAAAATAGCCGTGATAATATATCCGATAAGTACTACAATGAGCAACACGATTAAACCTATAGCCAATATCTGACTTAGCAGATGTTCATCTATTTCAAACATAAGAATTCCTCCTTTATTCTATATAATTATTTTCAATTATAGCGGTTTCTTTAAATTTGAAGTATAAAAAAATACATTTCAAGTATAAGACGTGCATTTATCAATATATTAGAATACATTTCAAGTATTTCAAAATATAACAGAAGTATTCATGAAAATAACAAATTTCAACAAGTATTTAGATGCTTTTTCCCTAAATTTTCCCCACGAAAAAAAGCCCCTTTATTTTGGGGCTTAAATTTCTTCACAAAGAATGTCACCTTCTCTTATTTCTACTACATCATTAATAGTAACAATTTTCGCTCCGTTTTCTCTTTCGTAAACTAAACTGTATACATTCTCTTCATCATCTTCAATCACTCTTACCAAATAAGAATATTTTCCAGTAGAGATCATTTCCTCAGTTTCAAACGCTTCAACAAAATCATTTATTGTTTTAAAATATTGCAAACTCACAAATTGTTGTTGGAAGTCTTCAAAATCTTCTGTATCTAAAGTATAAATACCTTTACTATCTTCATTTACATAATCGTTTCTTACTAAAAAATCTCTCATTCTAGTATTACCATAATCACTTATATAGTATTTCATATGATCACCTCTCCAGGTTATTGTAACATAAAATATAAAAAAGAGATAGCTTTTATACTATCTCTCCTATGTAAATTTTGAATTCTACAAATATATACTAATTATACACGATTATTTTTATTTTCGCTATATATTTTAATTAATTCTTGCATATCGTCTTCAGTAGCATATGATTTTACAAATAATCTTGCCGTTCTTCTATAGTTATTAATTCTTGTTTTTTCTCTGTTAAGTTCTTCATATTTCCTTGAAGCTCTTTTTTGTGCATCGGATACCTTATTCATTTAAGTATTTTACCTCCTTGATTTCTTCTGGTTTAACTTCATAAGTTATAAATTCTTCATATTTCCCACGATTTCTATCACCAGGTAAGATTTCATTTCTATAAGCCGTTGTTTCAACTTCAAGAAGGACATCTCCGTATTGAGTGAAATTTAATTTATCTGTTAATGGATTGAATAGATAAACAACCTCTTTTGAGTTGTCAGCTCTTCTGTTACCTTCCCAGTCATCATTTCCAGTTTTTGAAATAGGTAAAATTCCTTCTTTTAAGATTTTTTCTAAATCTTCTTTAGCAACCACTTTGTAAAGTTTTAAAGTCTGTGCTTCTCTAAACTCAAATGGAACTATTGTTGAGTTGTAGTTTTTGTTATCAGTTTTTACACCGTTATCAAAACTATTAATTATTCCATAGAAGTTTAATTTTAATTCATATAAGAAATTGTATACATCATCTTGATCGCTACTTAAATAAATTGAATTTAAATATTCTTCATCGTCCCCTTTAATAAGAACATTTACTACTTTTACAGATTCTTCGCTTCTGAAATAATCAACGTGGTAAGTATTAGTTATTTCTAATTCTACGTGATCTTCTTGTCTATCGATTTTAAACACTACTGTTTTGTTGTATCCTCTTCTAGTATCCTTGATTGTATATTCATTAAATTCCACTTGTCTTAATAATTCTTCTTTAGTTAGTTCTTTCATGATGTTTTTACCTCTTCCTTTAATGTACTTTTATTATATAACGTATACGTTATATTGTCAAGAGATATTTTAAAACTTTTTTTAAAATACATAAAAAATAAGCCCCTACAAAAAGTGAGGGCTTGTAAGTGTTTTTATCCTTCGTATTTGTAGGTTGAAAGGACAAATATATTCTAACACAAATTTATTTTTAATTCAATCTAAAACAGACTAGCTTCTACTAAATATTCATCCTCTAGCCATTGATTGCTAGAATTTGAACCAATTCTACTCCAACCGTTCTTTTTCTCATAGACGTACACTTCAGTGCCTTTTGCCATAAATTCCTTATCAGTACTATTTGCGTTAGGTTCAGTTTCAAGGTAGTAATCTTCACTTAAATAACCACGGTAATATGGTTGCTCCCTGTTTTCAAGTGTCGTATTGCTATCCAGGACATCTAATTCAACTTTAGTTGGTACGTTAGTTACTACTCCAGTTTCAACATCTTTTTTGAATTGTTCCTTACTAATTCCCCATTTTGCTAAATAAGGATAAGGATCTACATGGTCTGAAATGTTGTTAGGTTGGTTGTAAGTGCAATAGTAGTGTGTCTTAATTCCTTCTAATGAGTTGCTATCAAGAGTAGTAGGAATTCCACCTTGATTTGCTAAATCTCTTAGCAGTTGAATATAAATCTCGTAGTCTGTTCTAAATTCTTCATAAGTTCTATGGCTTTCGATAAGCTCTACAGCTGCGAACGTCTCATTGTTCCAATCACCGCCAACATCCCAAGCTCCTTGTCCTACGTAAGCTGTTTGGTATACCTTACCGTTACCAACAACATGCGTATAAAACCCGTCGCTTAGGTCTTTATTTGACATGTAAGTCGCTTCTCCACTAGCTTTACTAGTAGAATTTCCAGTTGAGTGAGCGTGCACTTGTCGATATGGTGCTACACCTACTTGAGGTGTTTGTCTTAAATAAGTAGTATCTTCAGTATAAGTCATGTTTGTTTCCTCCTGCGTATAGTCGATTTGCGGTCTTATCCAACCGATAACTCCAGTAAAATCACGCTCGTTATATCGTGCTGGTCCTCCAACAGTTAAAGCGTCAGAATTACCGTCTATGTTTTGTTCAATCGTTTTAATCGTATATCCGTCACTATCTTCAATTACTACTCCAGTATGTCCGAATTGATGTGTCGGCACTTCCATTACAAATACATCTCCAGCCTTGGGATTTACTCCTGGTGCGTTGTAGATTACCTGTAAGCCTTGTTCTTTTGCATTATTTAATAAGTCAATAGCATTTCCGAATAGTCTTATCTTCCAGAATGTCCATAAGTAGTAGTTTATCCAGTCCACACACTGGCTACCGTAATACCCGTCAAAATCATGAAGTTTGTTAACTTCAGATTTTAGAAAATCTAGTATTTTTTTTAGTAATACCATTATTTATCCTCCGTTTAATTAATATAAAAAAGACTAGATTATAAAACCTAGTCTTCTACGTTTTTCTCAACTTTTCTACGTTTTTCTCAACTCTTTATTGATATCTACAAAAAGAACCCCTGTGTCAGTCGTAACTGCCTAGATAGGAACAGGGGCATTGATATATTAAATTATATCATTATTTCTCTGAATTATCAATTTCTGAGTTGTTTTTTACAGTTTGTCTGTAAATTTGATGCACACCAACTGCACCAACTCCAAGTGTTATCGCTGTTGCATCTTTAAATAGGATAATTCCTATTAACCCTCCTAACACTCCTAGAAAATTAGGTATCATTTCATTAGGAAAGAATTTTGACTCTTTCAAGAATTTACCTAACATCCCAAGTAATGTTACTATTAAAAATACTAATGCTGGCTTTAAAACTTCTAATTGATCCATACATTTCACCTCCTTTCTATGGTAATTGTGTTGGCCATGGGTCAGCTGTTAAATAAGAGATTGCACTTACCCGAATATCTCCGATATCTCGGTCAGTTGGGATGTCTTCGTTAAATGTGAATTGAATGAAATTTAAGTCAAATTTTCCTCCTAAATACCAAATTCCATAAGGTCTTCCCTTATCGTCATAAGTTGGTCCTACAAGCGAATTTTCGCTTCTGAAACCTTCGGGAATACCGTTAGGATAAGTAAGTTTAGCCCCTTTGTCTCCACTGCTATTGTGTCTTACAAATCCAGGTCCATTTCGTCTACC